TAGAGCGTATACCACGTATCGCCGTCGTATAGGACGTATCCGTATTCACCTTTTCCCATGATACTCCTCCTACCGGATTCCGGGCTCCGGCGGGCCCGTGATTTGATTGTGCCTATATCATAGCGCGTTTCGGGTGGGGAGTCAAGGCCTCACAGAAACTTTTTTTTCGGTGGCGGCCGCACCATGGTGAGCATGGTATGTGTACACACTTGTCAAGAGGGTATTAAATTTTTTTTTCATTCATAAGTACAGTATATACATATAGTTACGGTAACCGTATATATTTCTGCTATTTTTTTGTGGTATAATGAAAGGGAGAGGGGAAGAGGGGATTATAGGGGAGATGGGGAGTACCTGAGGTTAATCACGACGTAAGGAGTGATTAACAGCTTAGGGTTATATTATTTAGGGAATAAGATAGGGTAATAGAGATAGAGAGGGGTTATAGGGGAGAGGAAGAGAAAGAGGGAAAGAGAAGGATATACATAATTTGTAGGTCATTATAATCTTTCACTCCCTAGGCAGGCTATTCACAGTACGATATGCTAATCACATCGTTCCCTTCGTTCGCATTAGGCTAACGCCTAATGCTCACCTGCATAAATATTTTTTCTTTTTGGCCCAGGGAGTATTCCCTAGGCATCCATAGAAGGTAAGCACGTACTGCTGATTCTGGATTCAGAGATTCGTTTGAGGCCATTTAAATGGCCTAGGTTGAAAGATTGGCCTTGAACCAATGGTTGACATTGAGTTGGAGAAAAAAATCGATTGTGGGGCATGTACGTGGCCTTAAACGCGATTCCGGTTACCGATTCTGGACGCGGGAGAGGCGCCATCGCCGCGAACGCGTTCCCGCGTACGTACATTCGCGTTCCCGCCGCGGCCGCCAGGCCTTCTAGTGGTGCTTAAGCGTTCCCACCAGAAGCACCTAACTTCAATGAAATCAAGGGTATGGGACCCACGTATCCGCCATCTTTTACCCACGGCCCCGGGCCCCGCCGGTGCCATCGCCCGTACATATCCCCCTACGCCCACGCGCGTGAAAATCTAGCTTTTACATATATAGCGGAAGGGAAATCATGTCGAACGCGATGTTTCGGGAGGCCCGCAAGGTGCGGTTGATGCGGGATGGGAAATGGGAGGCGTTTTTGGAGTACCGGCAGCGGTTGCGGGACCAGGGGTACACCCCGAAGGAGGCGGATTCGATGGCGACGGCGAAGTTCTTGCCGGACGGGATTCGTCCGACGATGGTGGGGATTCCGCAATCGAGGCCGGAATCACAACCGGACCCCAGGCCGGATCCGCAGCCGGTTTCCGATCCAGGGCCAGATCCGGAATCCAAGGCCGAATCCGAGCCCGAGGAATTGCCTCCTCCTCCGCCCAGGGCCGATTTGAACAAGCGGGGATTGCGGTTGTCGCAATTCCGGGGCAAGAAGCGGGGGAATTCGCGGGAGATCGTGGAGTGGATATTCGATCACATTGACGTGGTGGACGTGACGCCGGACATGGCGCCCAGTCCGGGGGCGTGGAGTTTGTTAATGCGGCTGCGGACCAGCGCGGAGTTGTTGAGGGAGTTTTACCGGACGGTCTGGACGAAGTTGTTGCCGAGCCGGACGCAGATTGAGTCCGAGGAGCGGTTTAGGGATGACGGCAGGGAAATATTCGAACTTATTACCCGAAACCTTGTTGCCCTGGAGGAGCCCGTTTTACAAGATGGTTCCGAAGAGTCCCAGGAGCAATTTGAGATTTCGGGAGGATTTGGTGAGGTTGGGGTCGGCGAACCGGGATAACGCGCATGAGATTTGGATCATGTGTGCCCGGGATTTTTTGTTTTGGTTGAACACGTTTGGCTGGACATATGATCCCCGGCGGAATCCCGCGACGGTTCCATTCATCACGTATGATTACCAGGACGAGGCGGCGGTCAAGCTGATCCAATCGATTGGGGTGGAGGATATTTGTTTCTTAAAGAGCCGGGACATGGGTGCGTCCTGGCTGTGTTTGAGTGCGTTTTTGTGGGCATGGCAATTTCATCCCGAGATGGTCTTCTTGATGGGATCCCGGAACGAGGAGTATGTGGATAAGCCCGGGAACCCCAAAAGTTTATTTTGGAAATTGGACAAGTTATTGGAGAATCAGCCCGGTTGGTTGCGGCCGAATTTTGAGCGGACGAAATTAAGCTTGCGGAACTTGGACAACAAGTCGGTGATTGATGGGGAGTCGACGACGGGGGATTTTGCCCGTGGAGACCGGCGCACGGCGATTTTGCTGGATGAGTTTTCAGCCCTGCCGGTGGATGACGGATACCGGGCGTTGGGATCCACGCGGGACGTGACGCGTTGCCGGATATTTAATTTCACGCCCCAGGGCCGGTCCAACGCGGCGTATGACGTGGCCCAGATGGACATTGTAAAGATCAGGTTGCATTGGTCGCAACATCCAGAGAAGAAGGGGGGTTTATATACCTCGGAAAATGGGGAACTGAAGATTCTGGATGACAATTATCCATTTCCCAAGGATTACAAATTCATTTTGGATGGCCGGTTGCGTTCACCGGCATATGACACGGAAGAGAAGCGTTGCGCCAGCCGGATGGAAATGGCGGCGGAATGGGATATTGACTTTGGCAGTTCCGATTCGCTGTTTTTTGACATCGCGGAACTGCAGAAATACGAACATCAGTATTGCATGGCGCCGTTTTTGGTTGGGGAATTGGATTACAACGCAACGGATTTACATCCCGCTGGATTCATGGAGCGGGAGTATGGCCGGTTGAAATTATGGATCCGGCCGGATTCCCGGGGAGAGATTCCCCCTGGGGATTACGTGGTGGGGATTGATATAAGCGCGGGAACGGGGGCAAGCAATAGTTGTATATCCATTGGCCGGTGTGAAACGGGGGAGAAAGTGGCGGAATTCGTCACGCCCTCGATTAGACCGGATCATTTGGCCGAGGTGGCCATTGCGTTATGCCGGTGGTTTCATGGCGCCTATATGATTTGGGAATCGAACGGGGCGGGGCGGTTATTTGGGGATTCGGTCATAGACCGGGGGTATAGGAACTTTTATTTCCGGCAGAACGAATTATCAATTAGTAAGCGAATAACGGATATCCCGGGCTGGTTTTCCTCCCGGGAGAACAAGCGGGTGTTGTTGGGAATGTACCGGCATGCCCTGGAGGCCGGTGAATTCATCAATCGCTCCCGGGAAGCGATCCGGGAATGTCATGATTATGTCTATGCGGCGGGTGGATCGGTGGAGCACTCGGCCAGCCTGAAGAGCCAGGATTTGTCGGGTGCGCGAGAAAATCACGGAGACCGGGTGATTGCGGATGCGTTGTGTTTCTATGCCATGCGGATATTCAAGAAAAAGGAGGAAGAAGAGCAAAAAATTGAAGTTCCGCCCAATTGTTTTGCATGGCGTCAAATGCAGCGCATGCGCAAGGCGGAGGAGGTGGAATATCGATGGAGTGAATGAGGAAAGGCAATTTCAGGTTGTCCCGTCCAGGGAATGTGATGCGATGGACCCGTGATGCGGCAGCTGGCCCCCGCCTGGATTGACTCCATGTCAACGGGATGGGGGCCAGCAGGGGATGGGAGGAAGCAATGGTAGATTTAGTAAAACTGAGAACGGCAATCGCGCGAAATAGACGGAAGCTGGAGCCATTCCGCCAAAACCGCCTCATGGCGGTCAAGGAATACGTGGGAAGATATTATTCGGATAACGGCTCCCGATACCGCGTGCCGGTGAATATGATAAACCTGGCTCTAAATATCATTGCCAGGCAATTGGCGGCTTCCTCCCCTCAAGTTTTGGTTCACACGCCGGTGCAGAATTTAAAAAGCACCGCCATGGCGTTTGAGTTGGCGATCAATCATTTATTGCGGGAAATCCATTTTGACAAAACCCTGCGGTCGGCTGTGTTAAATGCCCTATTTGGAATGGGCATTGTTAAGGTTGGGCTCACGGGCGGGAAGCGGGTGAAATTGGGAGGGGAATGGCATGAGATAGGCCAACCCTTCGCGGAGAATGTAAGTTTGGATGATTGGGTGATGGACATGTCGGCCAGCCGGTGGGAGCAGGTTCAATTCATGGGGAACCGGTACCGGGTGGCGTTGGTGGATTTGCAAGAGTCGGGCCTGTTCAACAAGGATATGATTAATAAATTAGAGGCCAATTATCGCTCGGTTTACAACGAGGGAACCGGGGATGAGCGAACGCAATCCCTGCAGGATGATGAATATAACTACGACGAGATCGAGCCGCAGGTGGATTTATGGGATATTTGGATTCCCCGGGAGCGCCGGATGATTACCATTCCGGTTGATTTGGAATTGGAGCGTCCGTTGCGGGAGGTGGAATGGGAAGGTCCCGAAATCGGACCGTATCACATCTTATCCATGGGCGAGGTTCCGGACAATGTAATGCCGTTGGCCCCAGTGGCGCAGATGATGGATTTACATCTTTTGATTAACGCGTTGTATGAAAAATTGGGAAGGCAAGCGGAACGGCAAAAAACAATATTGGGAATTACCGCAGGCGGGGATGGGGACGCGGTCCGGATCCGGGATGCCAAGGATGGGGATATCATTCGGATGGATTCCCCCGACCGGGCGAAGGAATATTCGTTTGGTGGAGTGGACAATGTAACCCTGGCCTTTGCGATTCAATGCAAGGATCTGTTTTCATATTTGGCGGGAAACTTGGATGCCCTGGGCGGCCTTTCCCCCATGGCGGAAACCCTGGGCCAGGACCAGTTAATCGCGGCCAATGCCTCGAAGCAGATCATGTACATGCAGGATGTTACGGTTCACTTTACCAAGCAAGTGATTCGTTCCCTGGCTTGGTATTTATTTACCGATCCGCTGATTGATCTGCCATTGATTAAGCGGGTTCCCGACACGGATATTGAAATTCCCGTGAGGTTTTCCGCCGAGGAAATTGAGGGGGATTTTCTGGATTATAACTTTGAGATTGAGGCGTATTCGTTGCAGGATCGCACTCCACAGCAGCGTTTACAGACCATTTATCAATTGTTTACGCAATTCATCATTCCCATTTATCCCTATTTGTCGGAACAGGGGATTGGAATCAATTTCGAGGCGCTGCTTAAGAAAATCGGGCAATATTCCATCATGCCCGAATTGAATGAGTTTCTGGTCTATCAGCAGCCGATGATGCCAGAGAGGGAGGCCGTGGGGTCGCCCCCAAGGAAATCTCCCATCACATCAAGGACTTACACACGGGTAAACCGGTCGGCGGGCACGGTAATGGGAAATGATTATGCATTATCGCAATTATTAATGGGAGGAGGTGTGAATGAGGATCAGATGAAGGCAATATTGGGGGGTGTAAGTTAATGGAAGGTAATACTGTATCTGTTTTTGTGCCCTTTGTGCAATATGGTTTTGCCGGATTTAGCTTTGTGCTCCTGGGGGTGATATTCTGGATGATCCGCAAGCTGATTGATGTGGTCTCCAGAAATAGCGAAGTGATTACAATCAATACCAAAACCATTGAAAGTTTAATGGGACATAGCAACGAGGGAATATCCTTGATGCGTGATATTTATGAAAAATTGTTATCAAGGCCATGCATGAGGGAGTAAGGTATGCCTGTGTATTGTTATCGGGACTCCCGGGGAGTCCTGCATGAGTTATCCATGACAATCAATGAGAAGATAAATCGGGAGAAGGATGGGCAAATTCAACTTCCCGGTGGAGAAATAGGAGTTCGGGATTGGCTGGCCGAGCATAGTCAAACCGTGCATTGTCCTGGAAATTGGCCGTTATTGTCCGATGCTGCGGGAGTGCATCCTTCGCAGATTCGAGAAGCAGAAGAGCATGCCACCCGGAATGGAGTTCCCACCCAATTTACACCCGATGGGCGGGCGATATTTACAAGTCCCACGCATCGCAGGAAATATTTGAAATTAATTGGCCTGGTTGATAAAAATTCATACCTGTGAGGTGGCTCATGGACAACGAAGCATTAAAAAAGGAGTATGAAATCGAGGTTCCGGAGGATGATTTTGTCCCTCTGGAAATGGAGAATTCAGAGTTATCCGAAGAGAAGGGCGAGACGGTTGAGAAAATCCCGTCTTCCCAGGCTGAACAAGAAGTAAAGCCGCAATCCGAATCATCACAAAAGGATGCCGGTGACGATGGGAAAGCCGTTGCCGATGTGAATTTGTTGATTCGGGCCGCCAAATTCGGCCTTTTGGCCGATGACGTGAAGGGTTTTTCCAAGGAACAGTTGGAAAAAGTGGTCCAAACTTTGGAAAAATCCGCTGCGGTAAGGCCGGTTAACCAAGCGGAATCCCAACCAGAACCCGAGGTGGGTAACCAAGATAAAAAAACGTCTGGTCAGGGGGATTCCGCCGCTGAATATAAAGTGGGCCTTGATCCAAACGAGTACGAAGAAGCGCTAATTAATGAGTTCAACACGCTGCATTCGTACTATCGTCAAGCAATTGATGATGTAAAGAGGCAAGTTCAAGAGATTCGCTACGTTATTCAAGGCCATGTGCAAAAAATGGCCGAGGAACGGTTCGATCATATGATTGCATCCTTGGATGAGGGCTATCACGAGATATTGGGAAAGGGAAAATCCCGCCTATTGGATGTAAAAAGTCCCGAGTACCAGAACCGATTAAAGCTAAGCGAGGCCATGAACGCGCTGGCGTCGGGATATGCTAACATGGCGAAGCCCGTACCGCCCGAGGAGGAACTGTTTGACATGGCTCTCAGCATGGTTTTTGGGAAGGAACAGGGCGAAAAAAGTGTGAATAAAGCCCTAAAAAGGCGGGAGGCCATGATTATTAACAAACCCGTCGAGCGGAAGGGGAAACCGGCTGATCCCGTGGCCAGGGCGGTGACTTCCGTGACTGAAAAATTGCGTGAGTTTGGCGCGATTGCTTAATGTTTTTTTTCATCCTTTGCTTTGAGTACTGCTATATAAGGAGGAGATATTGCTATGTCGTTGACGGCCGAGCAAATTGTTGATCTTCTGACGACGACTCAGAAAGATCTGGGAAGGCTGGAATGGGTTAATCTAACCACGGATTTACAGGAATATGTGGCCCTTCCCAAGATTCTGAAGAAGGAGTCAGTGAAGTTTTCGGGGGGCATTGGAATTCAGTGGAACGTAAAAGTTGCATACACGAATTCGGCCCATAACGTTGGATTATTTGAGGAGGATAGCCTCAAGATCGGGGATGGAATGAAGACGGCTTCCATTCCCTGGCGCCATTGTTCGGCTCATTATGCGTTTGAACGCCGGGAAGTGCTCATGAACCGGGGACCGTATCAGATTGTCGACCTTTATCGGTCCCGGCGGCAGGATGGGCAATTGAGCCTGGCGGAACTGATGGAGCAGAATTTCTGGGGCAAACCGGATGACAGCACCGATGAAATGACTCCCTATGGAGTGGCGTATTGGGTTGTGAAGAATTCCACGGAGGGATTTAACGGAGGGAATCCGTCCGGGTTTAGCGATGGTTGCGGCGGATTGTCATCGGTTACTTATCCCCGGTGGCGGAACTGGACGGCTCAATATGCGGAAATCACCCGGGAGGACCTGGTTCGGAAATGGCGCAAGGCCGCGACATTTACCAAGTTCATTTCGCCCGTGGAGGGACCCAAGGATTACAACCGGGGCGACCGGTATGGCTACTACACGAATTACAACGTGATTGGTCCATTGGAGGAACTCCTGGATGACCGGAATGACAACTTGGGACCCGACCTGGCCACCAATGATGGTAAGGTGCTATTCCGGCGCTTGCCCGTGGTGTGGGTGCCGTATCTGGAATCGGATTCCACCGATCCGATCTATGGCATTAATTGGGGCGTGTTCCAGCCGGTGTTCCTGGATGGCGATTATCTGCATGAGGAAAAGCCGCAGGCAGTCTCCAATTCGCACAACGTGTTTGCGGTTTATATTGACTGCACATTTAACTTCCGTTGCACGGACCGGCGGCGGTTGTTTGTGCTGTATAAATAAGGAGGAATGAGTAATGGCTGGACGGAACTTATTCCAATATAAAAATCAGGCCAGGCAGTACACGCGTTGGGTGTGGTTTAACGAGTCTACGGCAATTAGCGCTGGCTATGGAGTATGCTATGACCGGGATTATGGCACGGCCACGGCGGTTGATCAGGCGCGGGATTCATATGTCAACCTTCCTGACAACACGAATAATAACGGGTTTGCCGGGGTGGTGGCCGAATCCTGGACGGCAAAGAACGATGGGATGGGCGGACAGATGATCCGGATTTATGAGCCGGGCAGTGTTTGCCTCGTGGAATGCGTGGATTCCTCGGCGACCATTGGCGATTACTTGACTTGCATTGCTGGTGGAGCGAACGCGGGGAAATTCACGACCAAGGCCGGTTTTTTGGGGCGTGGGACGGCGCGCGCGCTGCAAACCATTTCGGCGGCCGGTCCCATTTTGGTGGAATTGTTGGATGGGGAGGAATCGGGATTGGTGGAAATCTTGGAGCCCGCCGGTGGCGCGTTTACCGCGATGGTGGGCGGGGTTACCCGGTTTTATCCCGCCAAGACACTGTCCAGTGATATGACATATACAATGCCGGATGGAAAGGTATTTGGTCAGAGAAAGGCATTTTTGTGCGATGCCGCCATCACGACCAAGGATGTCATTATCACGGTAAATGGTGTCCAGGCCAATGATTCCACGGTTTTGCTTACGGCGGCCATGGACGCGGCCGGTGAGGGGATTTATCTCACCTGGTATGGTAATGATTGGAAACTGGATCATGCCATGGGTGGCGTTACCTTGACTGCTCCGTAATAATGTTCTGGGCGGGGGAGGGGTACTTTCTCTCCCCCGCCATATCTTTAATGAGGTTTCAGCATGATTGATTACCTGGAATCATACATCAGGGATATTCTGAAAATCGATACAATTCCGCCGGAGCTGGAGAAGTTATATGATAGGCTTCAGCTTTTTTATAATCGGCTTGGTGGTGGTGTTTTGCCTCCGCAATGTGTGGCCATCGCGGCCCTCATCGCGGAATTACACGGTTACGTTAAATCCGTACCGGAAGAGGCGGATAATCCGAAGGATTCATCGGAAGAAGTTGCCGAAACTGCGGTAAACGATATTTGGCTTGATATGCAACCAGGAACGCCGGTATTAATTCGGACGGATGAAGGAGAATTTGATGGAGTATATTTGCGGATTGCGGAAAATGGGAAGATTAGGATTCGTACCAATGATTCCCCGCCGCGTTACGCGGAATATCCGCATGAATTGGTAACAATTAAAGATGGCTGAATCAACTCTTTCCCTAGATTACACAATGCTGATTAGCATTATAGGCCGGTACCTGGGGTATGGTTCCGACTCCACGCAGTGGACCACTGAGATGTTGGCGGAAATCCACGATGTATTGGATAGTGGAATGAGGCAATTTTATAATCCACCCCCATTGCCGGGTCAGGCTAATGCTCATGTTTGGTCATTTTTGCAACCCGTGGAAACGCTTGAAATAGAGTCCGAGGTTAGCGATTATGATTTGCCCGACAATTATGGCGGAATGATTAGCAAGTTCTCATATGGTCCTAGTGGTGGATTTTTTAAGATCACCATTGTGGGGGAACATGATATCCGGCGATTGCGCCAAACGCAGGCATTGTCAGGCATGCCGCAAAAGGCGGCCGTCGTGCCCGTTATCGAAGAGGCATCTCCCACGAGATATCAGGTACAATTTTGGCCCACTCCAGATAGTGATTACACGCTGTATTACCGGTATCAGGTATTGCAAGACGCGTTGCGAACGAATAATCCATATCCCCTGGGTGGCGCGATTCATGCGGAAACGATTAAGCAATCTTGCTTGGCAATCGCGGAACAACAAAAAAACGAGGAAAGGGGAGTGCAGACACAATTGTTTTATGATCACCTGGCTCGCAGCATTGACATAGATTTAAAAAATTCCACACCCGATTATTTGGGTTATAATAGCAATAGCCGGGTGGATGATGTATTTAGCATTCCACGCCGGTATAACACCAAATTGTTTTATAATGATGAGCAGATTTTATAAACAGGAGGATTGGAAATGGGTGTTCACAATCTGCCGTATGAGTTGCGTTACGCGAAGTTTCCGGAAACCGGAAAGGCATTTAATGTTCCCGGGGTTGGGTATTTGATTGGATGGGGCGATGATGTTCCCGCCGATAGTAGTACAGGCTGGGCTCCGGGCGCCTTGTTCTTTCATACGGATGGTACTCCTCCCGATGGTGTCTGGTATCAGAATCAGGGCAATTCCTCGGCTTCCAATTTTGACGCGATTAACATTACCATTGTGTAATCATGCCTCCACGTAAGGTTACAAACCTCGTATTCCCGCTAGGGGGGTTGGACAGAAGCGTTTCCTACAATCAACAACCCCCCTATACCACTCCCGATTGCCTGAATGTCCGTCCGCGTGATGCATTTAAGCGCCGCATGCGTGGCGGATCCCGTCCAGGATTGGGCAAGGCGTATGGATCTCAGATTGGCAATGGCGATCCTATTCGGCTGCTCAATAGCTTGACCGTGGCGGCCGATGATGGCTTTCGTCATTGGACTGATTATTTTGAGAAGTCCACGTTGGGTAATCAATGGGAGGAGGCGGAATGGATTGGGGAATCCCCTGATTATTTCCCATGGGATACTAGCAATCTGGAATATAAGGAAAATGCGGGCCTGGTTCTAAAAAAGATGACTTACTTGGATTCCATGCCCTATTCCATAGGGATATTAATTACCCCATGGAAAAATAAACATCACGGCTCATATTCCCTGTATGCCAGATTAAATGATGACAATCCCGATCCAACCCAGGATGGAATTGAGGCCAAGCTGGTGTTGAGTGGAAATACGGGTGAATATTCAGGTTCCCTGATTATTCACAATGGGGGAGAAGAGGGGGAGACCACCGAGGTGGAATTCTCCACGGGTGAGATTGGGTTTGCTGCGGCGGGATGGTTTACGCTTTACATTAACGGCGATAATTTGACCTGCACGTTTTATGGGAAGCAATTAATTAGTCAAAGCATTGCCGGAACCCTGGGGTCCAATGCGGGCACCCGGTTCGCGTTTAGCATGAATTGCACGAATGCGGGAGGGATATGCCTGGTTGATGGATTCCGGGTTCAATATTATGTTGAGTCATCGGTTCCCAAGACACGTACATTTTTGGTGGCATCGTCGGGTGGGAAATTATATGTCGAGAATGTTAATCATGAATTCGATGAAGTGGAATCCGAAATAATCTTATCTTCCGATCGATTACTTCAATCGGCTGAACGTTGCCAGAAGTTGTACATCGCGGATGGTTTATATCCCAAGGTATATGACGGCCCTAGTGGATTATTCACGGAATTGCGGGCCGGATTTTATGATGATGGGGAACCCAAGGGAGAAGTTCCCCAGAATTGTGAATTGGTATGCGTTTATCGGGACCGGCTGGTTTTTGCCCATGAGAATACCTGGTTCATGTCCCGGGATGGGGATCCCACGGATTGGGATTACGGCATTCCCGGGGATGATGTGGGCCGCGCCGTGGCGGGGATGAACTCCGACGCGGGGGAAATCGGGGAATTCATTACCGCGCTTATTCCACACAATGATGATTATTTGGTATTTGGTTGTTCCAACTCCCTGTGGGTATTGCGCGGTGATCCCGGTTATGATGGGCAAATCGATAATCTAAGCCGTGAGGTTGGAATTATCGGTCCATCGGCTTGGTGCAAATCGCCCGTGGGGGAAATTGTTTTTCTGAGCCGGGATGGATTGTATGTGCTTTCCCCGGGGGCGGAGAGCCCCCCCACTCCCTTATCCAGAACCAAGCTTCCACAGGAGTTGCTGGATATTGATCCCGATTTGTATACGGTCACAATGGCCTACGATATCCGCGATCAGGGAATTCATTTATATGTGACGCCAGAAGATCCCAAGGGGAATATGTATCACTGGTGGATAGATTGGGAATATAAATCATTCTGGCCCATGGATACCAATCCGGACTATGAGCCAACGGCATTGTATAGCTTTAAATCCAATATTGCGGCCGAGACGGCCGTATTACTTGGGAGCCGGGATGGATATATCCGCCGGTACTTTCAATCCCTCGGGACCGATGAGGGGGATGGGATCAAGAGTTATGTTGTATATGGCCCCATTAGCCTGGGTGGTAGCAGTTATATGGATGGTACCCTGGCCGAGATATCATGCACATTGGGGGCCAGATCTGGTGGGGTATATTGGTTTGTTCACGTGGCGGACAGCGCAGAACTAACATTGGATGCACAAACTATTGCTCGCGGATTGTGGCGTAGTGGGGTTAATCTAACCAACCGGCCCATGGCCAGGGGTGCATACATGAATCTATTGTTGCATGGATCCTATATTACATCGCCCTGGGCGGTGGAAGAAATAAATGCCGTGATCCAGCGCAATGGACGGCGGAGGGCGGGATGAGACTGAAATCTGGATTGCACCGGACCGAATTGCGCCGCGCCCTGCAATCCATGAATACCTTGTTAAAGCGATTGAAACGGCCGGTTCAGATATACCGTTTTACCGGCACGGGGGATAAGTCCTGGATTACGGTGCCAGCATATGTCCCCGGAAGTTCATATGTGGTCGTGAATGGCCAGGCCGTACGGATTCCCGGCATTCATTACAATGAGATACAAGATGCGAAGGGGTATTATACCATAATTCAGGACAATGGCAGCCACGCTGCTCCCGTATTTCCCAAGGATAGATATTGTGACTTTATTTATACTCCAATCGAGTTATAAGGAGGATACGATGAAGAGATTGGGAATGATTGTATGCTTGTTCGGAATCGCGGTCCTGCCATCCAGCGCTGAAAATTGGTCGCTG